CTCAAGCTCAAGGTCGTTGGCAGGGAGGGAAACGAAAGTAAGATGGCCAGGTACGGCGATCTTGTTCTTCATTTCGGTACGACGAGTGCAGGAAATACGCGCGAACTTCTTCTTGTGTAGGGAAAGAGTCGAGAGTGAACGGGAGGGACGGGAGATCCGGTGAGTCACCAAAAGTGACAGTCAGACCAGCGGGGTTAGGTGTGTAGCCTTTGCGCTTGTAGTACAAGTATATCTCTTCGAGACATTGGTGTACACGGCTGTGGTTGCCGCAAGCAGCGTATGCGAATCCGACGGCTTGTGCCATCGTGATTTCGGGCTTTGGATCCTTTGCCTTGGTGTGGTAGAACTGTGCAAGCATCTGGATTTCATCACGGTACGGAAGACCGTTGTTGTTCCGGTAGCTCAGGACTTCACGGCCATTGAGAGTGTTTCCGATTTCGGATTTCTCTGGAGAGATGACGGCTTTGAAGTAGTATTCGGCGAGTTCTTGCATTTTGAGCAAAAATTCATCGTGAGACTGAGGTGGTATCAGAACGGCGAGACGAACGATTGAGTCGTCGCCTTGCACTTTGATGATGCAGTGCTTAGGGTCTATGCCCATAGCAGAAAGGATTGTCGCTAACATGGTGTAATTATACCAAGAGTCAAGCAGCTGTGTAATGAATAGGCCGGAAGGGATTCCAGCGAAGCGTCTCTTGTACATCCGACCGTCGGGGAGGACGATTGGTGCAGTGAACAAGTTGAGTAGTGTCCAAAGAAACAGGTATTCTAGCTTTTGTGCTTTGTCTTGAGTCCAGTCCTGAGATGTGTCAGGGTAGAGCTCGTTTGGCAGATAACCATTGTTGAAGTCAAGGAATGTGCGAACTATTTCCATAATTCGGTGGATCAGAGTGAAGTACGCTCGTTTGTCGAAGCGTTTCCAGTCGATCGTGAGGAAAGAGTTGCGTATGAGACCATTGAATAATGCAGCGTTGAGTCGAAGCCATCCACCTGTGAAGGTTTCATAGCTCCAAAGCATTGGAGATGATCCGGGATTAAGCTTGTAATAAGCTTGTAGTTCCCAGTAAAACATCGCGTCTGCGATGATCCAGGTCTTGGAACAGCCCCAGATGGTGCGCATCTTGTCGGGGTCGAACCATTTGACTATAGCGGTTTTTGTGTGCAATAACATGGGGAAGACGAACTTGTCTTTGACGTATGAGGATGAGGCGAGGTCAGTCAAGTCAGTAAAATTGGACTTGATGATGTGGTGCCATCTGCGTACCCAAGAAAAAATCTGGCCTTTTTGGAAGCCAAACTTTGGTGGTGTCACTTGCTTGAGTGTCTGTTCTGAAGGGTCGGGGATCCGGCGCTCCATGTCAACAGGGTTAACGTAGTGCATCCATGTCGAAGATTCTTGGTCGTAGAAGTCTCCGTATGTTTTGCGGTTGTCGAGAAAGTACTTGTCAGTCGAGAATGGTGCTTCTGAGTTCACTTGCCATTTGAAAGGGTAGTGATGCTCAACATCGTTAAGATGTGCAGGCATTGCAGGCTGAGGAGGGCGAAAGGCGTCGGCCATGGCTTGAAGGCCACGTTCAACGTGATGATCGAACGGAATCTCGTGGTTGTCAACGTCATTAGCAAAGAAGTCAGCTAAAATAGCTTCTTCTGTGATATTCGAACGGCGGTACTCTTGAGTGATTGTTTTGATTTCAGCATCGGTGAGGAATTGCTTGAAAGCGATGTCAAGTGTGCGCTTGTGGTTTTCGATTGCGACATTGTTTACCTGAGGTGGTTTCGGTTCGTAGTGGTAGTGCCCAGTGAGTTCTAGATTCGTCGGAGCGACAAAATAGTCGGCTAGACGTCTGAACGGGGAGAGGAGGTACTCCATCGATTTGTAAGAGGTGATAATAATTGATCTTGTGCGAAATTCTTTGATATCTGAG